TTTGTTAATTCTCCATCAAAGGTAATAGTAATATTATATCAGGTATTTAATTGAATTGCATCTTCTTGAGCCAAATTTATTCCAGTGTAACAACTGACTGTATTTGGTACAAGGATTCTGCGGAATCCATTATTATAATTATAAACACCAAACACAAAATGTCCACCTGAAGTATTCCAGTTGCCACTACTTAAAAATGCGCTTGCATGACTGTCATAGGTTGATAAAGCATTAATGTATACTCAACAACTAAAACTATATTGTTCTAAAGAATTTAATTGATTTAGTTCTCCTACTTTAATATAATCAGTATCAGCATCAAAAAGGGCACACTTATTTGTAACTTTTCCAGTATCATAAGTTATACCAGAAGAGGTTATAGTTCAATTTTCTATGCCCTGATTATTAAAATTGTTATTTAAAGGAAACCAACCTATTAGCATGGTTAATCCTCAATGTAATCTACTTTAACAGAATCACTATCTGCATCGTAATACATTATAAAATTCCCAAAATTAATCTTTTGGGTATTAACTTCTTGTCTTAATTCATTCTTTAATTTTTCATTTGATTGTGTAATTAATCGAATCGTATCTTTATCTGGCATACCTACTTCCTCCCGAAAGCATTTTGAATTGGTCCGGCATGGTTCATAACCCCATAACGTCCAATAAGTATTGCCTCCGCGACATCGTTATTTACTTTTACGCCATATTTTTCTTTGACTACTGCGACACTTAATTGTTTCTCTTGTAGTCTTGTTTTGCCGCAAGTCCCGGCGTATTTTCTTCAAACATTAGGACTTACAACCTCATATTCAATGCCATATTCAGTGCACAATTCTTCCAGCACACCTAATAGCATTGCTAATATCTTAAATGTAAGCACAGCTCCATATTGATACTGGATATCTTCCATTACAATAAAGTCCGGCTTCCATTCTTTAATTACAATATTTTCAACAAATCTCTTGATTTGATGCAATCTATCATTAAACTTACCGACAAAGTTATATAAATTAAAAAACTGCAATTTACCGTCATCAAACACGCTTAAACCAAAATTCTCAGTGGCTTGGTCAAATGCTATAACCCTATAGCCAGTTTTTGGCGGCACTGCGGTAGGATTAACAAAGTCTACTTTATCGCATTGAGGACAAGTAAAACTTGGTAGGCGGAAATCGGCGATACTAGTCTGAATTAAATGCCCCTTCGCGCAACGAATAGTAATTAAACTATTCATGTTGGTATAATTCGAGGCATCGACTAAAATATAGCCTTTGCTTTCTACTTCTGCTTTAATTGCATCAACGGATAAGCGGCCCATTAGTTAAGTTCCTTTTTTAATTCTTTAATCTTTGTATCAACGATAGAAGCCTTAATAATTAAATCGCTATCTAAAATCATTTTACTAATATCGTTTCTTAAGTCTTCTGCCTTCTTTTCTAATTGTTCGAGAGTGAATCCTTCGATTTCTGCTCTAAAATCGGCAATTGTTTTTTCAATCTTGTTGTCCATAATATAAAACCTCTATAAATTATTATATCGAAATAGTCTTAATAAGTCTAATTTCCGAAAATAGATATCTTTCACTCTTCCTTTACTTTTGATTTTCCGCACATCTCCACTTATATTATTCTAGAATAAGGGAAGAGTTTTCATAACGAAACTAATATCTTATCATATAGGAGAACACGTTGTAGTGTCTCGGAGGCAATTAAATGCAAGGTTGGATAGTTGGTATAATCTGCACCGTCGCTGAGTTAGTTATAACTACAGTCGTTGGTTTTCTATTAAAAAGATGGTGAGATAAAAGAGAAGCAGAGAAAAAGGAATTAGAGCAGTTACGTGAACAACAACGAGCAAGGGCGGAACAAGCGCGTTGTGAGACGGTCAAGCAATCTCTTCACAATGAATTAAAACCTATCAAACAAGATATGCTTTTAATGAAGAGAGCGATGCAGAAAGACATTCGTCGTAGTTTGCGTCAAGATGCTCAACTCTATCGCAATCGTGGTTATGCCTCTCATCAAGAAAAAACTGAATTTGATGAACTCTATTGGGTTTATCACAATTTAGGTAAAAATGGCGTCGTAGACAGAGATCATGAAGATGTTATGAACCTTCCTGAACAAAGACAAGGAGAATAATAATGGGTTTACAAGAAATTATTTGGTCAGCAGTTAGTATTATTGTTACCGGCTTAGTTTCATGGTTAGTAGCATTAATTACAAGTTGGATTAATAAAAAGATTAAAAATGAAAAACTTGCTGAATTACTTAAACGTTGCACATTAATTATTTCGGATGTTGTAAAAGCGGTTTATCAAGACTTCGTTGAAGCGCTTAAAGCTGAAGGTAAATTTACTCCAGAAAAGCAAAAAGAGGCTAAAGACAGAGCATTAGCAATGATTCAATCTCAATTAACACCTGAGCTCAAATCATTCATTCAAGATTCATTTGGAGATGAGATTGCTTGGATCAGCAATCAAATTGAAGCCGTCCTTTACAGTCTTAAAAACTAATTAAATAAAAAAGAACCTTCGGGTTCTTTTTCTTTTAGAATAAACTTGTTTCTCCACTCCAATGTTCTGGATGAAGCATCGGGTCAAGAGTGAAAAATATATTTTTAAGCATCATTACATCAGCCAAGGCATCATGAGCATTAGCCGTACTAAATCCCATTGCATCTGCAACTAGTGTAAGTTTCCATTTTCTACCCAACTTATCCTTTAATCCAAATAAGTTTTGTTTCTTTGCCAAATAAACGCAATCATAGTATCCATCAATACCTGGGAACTTTTCTTTATTAAAATAATCAAATGGAATAAATAAAGTATCGCAACGGCATTTTAGCATAGGTCTATCAAAAGCCTCGCCATTATAAGTTAATACTACATCAACCTTTTGCTGTGCCATCCACTCGCAGAAGTCCATAAGAACTTCTTTTTCGCCACGACAATTAACTAAATCTTTAGCATAGAGACCATGAACTTTACTTGCTTCTGGATCAATCTTATGAGTAGTCTTAATTTTTTCATTAAAACTATCAATGATATTTCCTTTATTATCACAAATAATTGCGGCAATCTGCACTGGCGCCGCGCTATTCCAATATACAGAAGTAGTTTCTGTATCTAATACACATATTCTATTATATTTCATACTATAATCCTATTTTAAATGCGTCCTTTCATATCATTCATGGTATATCGTTAATTGAGATGGCGTCTTCTCCCCATTGAGTAAGTAGAAATGCCTTATCTTCCCAAGTTTGTCTTAATAAATCTCTAAAGGTTTCCTTCCATTCTTGTGGTCTTGACCAGAACATAGCATTGCGGTCGAATTGCAGTCCGCGGCCGTATTTCTTGGTTATATATTCAAGCCAACTTAATCTAAAATCTTCTTTTGTCCACTCGGCAAGAGTTTCAAATAAGAAGAAATAAGGAGTATCCATACGACTTTGAATCATTTTAATTTCGATGGATACTTTTCTTTTCTTCGCATCAACTATAATTTCTTTTAGTCTATTGAAATCGAGTTGTGCATTATCTCTGTCTAACCAATGATCCGGGGCATAGAAACGAACTCTCAGAGGTCCAAGGGCAATATGCGGTTTTTGAGCCTTTATTTCTTGCCATACCTCTGCGGCCGTATCGTAATCTTCCATATTTATTTCAAGTCATTGGAGATTGCACCCAGGAGTTAGATTAAGATTTATAAACTTCTCAAAGATATTCTGATCAACTACTAATTTCTGAATCCAGATTGGTTCAAAAAAGGTAACATTTTTTACTTCTTGAAGTTTATCTAATACTTGTTTAATAGTTTTATTTGAACTTGTCCATAGATTTTTATCTGTAACTATTGCGCGTTTATTCGTGAAGGCATTAGTTCAATCTTGGACGAGTGGCAACATATTGCCTTTATTATCAAGCAGACGGATTTGTTCCGCACGCTCTAGTTTAGTGTTTTTCTCTGGGTAAAGTAAATAGTCTGGGCGACAAGCCATCATTGCAGGAGGCATTCTCCAATTGATGCGCGGTTTAAATGCTTGTCCCCACCATTTTACTTTAGGATTGGTGAAGAAATCGAGTGGTGGGTTTTTGGTCTTTTTATTTTCCTTAATCATATAGTAAATATCATAAGGTCGATAAATGTCATCTTGTTCCATTACGAAATTAACCTTATCTCCGCTTTGTTTATGAAAACTAGAAATTTTCATAACATCAGGATTAAAGCAGTTAACTTTTTCTTTTGTGTAATAATAATCAAGATCCCAAATAGTTACTCGCATACTAATATTTTATAATTTCCCAATCTTTAGGGTCGACATTTCTTAAAAAGAGACTTAAAAATAATTCTCTGAAATGAGGAAGATTATATCCATAAACAATCAGAACAAAATTGGAACAAAAATAACGATCTTGTTTAACCCTTTTTACACAAACTGCTTCGGGTTCTTTTAGGGTTGCTGTTATTTTATTAATTTGACAAACCAACGTATTAATTGCAGGATAGTCACTATGTTTTCTTTCAACTTGTATTTTAATTCTACGTCTCATTATTTATCAATCTCCTCATCAATTTTATTTTTTAATTTTTCTAAATTGTTTATGAAATCGGGGAAATCTTTAGAAACCCTACCTAATCTTACAATACCATCGAGAAGATTACGCATTGAAATTAAATCTTCTTGTCTTTC